AGGCTCCCTTCCCTGAGTTTGATTATAAAAAATATCTTGAAGAAGAATTTGCAAAGACTCTCCCCGCTCGTATTAGAATGCTTATCAAACGACACGGGATTCGTAATGCTGTTATGCTTACCATTCCTCCTTGCGGCACTATTTCAATGCTCCACGGGGTTAGTTCAGGTATTGAGCCTATCTTCTCTGCTATGTATAACAGGCGTTATCGGAATAATAATATTTGGAAAGAGAAATTAGTTGTTGACCCCCTATTTAGAGAATACTATGACCAAGGAAAACCCCTTACAGCATTCGTTGGAGCCTATGATGTACCTCCAGAGGACCACATCAAAGTACAGGCTACGGTACAGAAGTTCATCGACTCCTGCATCTCCAAAACAATTAACCTACCGAGTACTTCAACGCCTGAAGAGTTTTCTCAGGCTGCACTAGACTACGCTCCCTATCTTAAAGGACTTACTGTGTACAAGGCAGGGGCAAAAGAAGGTGAACCCTTGAAGGTTATCCCCTTATCTGAAGAGAATATTCAAAAGTATATGGGAGCCTCCTCTAATGAAGCACTTGAGGTTAGTGTTCAGGCAGGAGATGCTTGCTCCTTAGAAGGAGGGGATTGTGGATCCTGAGGATTTTGAAGAGTTACCTACGGAAGATGACCTTAACTGGGAGGAATAATTATGGCAGCATATGAATGGATTTGTAGAGAGTGTAATATTTGGTGGGATAGAGAGTGTCGTGTAGGGAAAGCTCCTGATAGAACTAAATGTCCTAAGTGTAAAGCATTATCCCATAGGTATTTCCAACAGTCTGTTCCTATATCCTTTAAGGATGACGGAGCAGGAAACCAGAATAACCCTGGGGTTCAAGATTTCCACACAGTAAGACGCAGGTATCAGAAGCACTTTGAGCATGGATATGATAAAGATTCAGGAAATAGGTGGCTCCACCAGAGTATTAAGAAATCTAAGGAAGCTACGGATGATGAATCTATTCGCTACAAGTCTGCTAACATTGACTGGGGTAAGTTCGCTGAATCTAGAGGGCTGAACAAGGTAAGCGAGGAGCAGACTAAAAAGAAGATGGAAAGTGCTAAAAAACTAACCGCAGATGCCTATGATAAGGCGAACAAGATGGGCTACAAAGACATAGGTAGCGAGAAACTAGACATAACAAAACCCAACAAAAACAAACCGACATAATATGGCTTACGATTTTAGCGAGAACATTCAAAGAGGCATTCTCTACCTCTTGAAATCCAACAAAGACTTTTATCTACAAATTATTAATCTGGTTCAGCCAGATTACTTTGAGTACCCTTCCCATGCTAAGATCTTTGGCAATGTCAAGGCTCATTATGAGAAGTACGGTAAGCTCCCGACTGATGATTTTATCATTCAGGACATCAAGCCTAAGCTTGGTTCTAGGGAGAATGCTTCCGACTACGAGGATGAGCTTGCATACATTAATAATGTAGACACTTCCACAGTAGGCAACACGGAGTATATGCTAGACCTTGTAGAAGGGTTTGCAAAAAAGGAAGCTATGAAAGCAGCGATTGCTGATAGCATTTCACTAATTAAGGAGAACAGGATTGATGAGGTGGAAACCTTGGTTCGCAAAGCTCTCCTTATTAATCGGGATGTAGATACGGGTCAGGATTACTTTACTGATCTTACTGGTCGTTGGGATCGCATCTTCAATAAGAAAAATGAGGTTAAGTACAAGACAGTCCTGCCCTCAATCAATAAATCCCTGGAAGGTGGCTTGGGTGCCAAAGAGATGGCAATGGTTGTTGCCCCTCCTGGGGTAGGCAAATCCTTGTATCTTGTCAATCAAGGAGTGCAATCAATGATTGAGGGTAGGAAGGTCTTGTACATCTCTCTAGAGATGAGTGAGGATAAGATCGCCCAGCGGTTTGATTCTATTATGACCTTGGTGCCTCAGTTTAAGCTGAAGGATCCTTCCAACCAACTCACCGTGAAGGAGAGGCTGGAGTTGTTCCAGACGGAGTTCCCAGGTAGCCAATTGGTTATTAAGGAGTTCCCTACAGGTCAGGCAACAATTAATACCATCCGTAACCTACTGGTTCAGTTGAAGAACTATGATGAGTTTGAGCCTGACCTCCTAATCGTGGACTACCTTGAACTACTGCGTCCGACTAGAGACATCCAGCAGGAGTATCACGCTCAACAGAAGACCGCAGAGGAGCTTAGGGGGGTTGCTATGGAGTACAACTTCCTAGTCTGGACTGCCACTCAGACGAACAGGCAGGGACGCATGGTGAAGATTATTACAGATGCAGAACTTGGAGACTCCTATGGTAAGATTAGAACCTGTGATTTTGCTATGTCTCTGAACCAATCCGAGGAAGAGTTTGATGAGGGAAAGATGAGAGCCTATGTTATTAAGTCTAGGAATGGTAGGCCCAGGTTCATCGTGCCTATGGATGTAGATTATAATATCCTTCGCATGACAGAAGGGGATGCAGTATTTGCAGGAGATGATTCCTGATGTCCCTACTTCATAAAAAGGATTACCCAGTACACCCTTTAGAGGTTCACACGGGAATCAAAACCTTTACCATTCTACAGAAACCTCTAACGAAGGACAACCTGTATGGGTGTGTGGAATTCCCCCTGTCCCTCCTCACTATTGATCCTAACCAATGCGAGGCAGACTATAGAGGGACTCTCCTGCACGAAATCTGTCACATTGGGTATGAGATGTATGGCTTAGGGGATGATGATGAGATGCCTCAGATTGGGAATGAATTTCTCACTACTATCACATCAAATATGATTCAGCAATTAGCTACTCTTAATAAAGAACTCTTTATGTTTATTTTCGACAGCCCTAAATAATACAGGAGATTTTTTATGAAAGACATGCATCTGAATGATATTTTATTTAGACAGGACAAACCCCTAAACTCTTTGTCCCTCTATAAGAATGGGTTATGGGGATTTATACTTCCTGTAAATCCAATCGCAACTTTTGAGGGGCGGTCGTATTATCTTATGAGCGACCCTTTTGGTTTAGTTAAACAAGGAGTTCTTGATCCCAAAAAAACAGCTAGGAGAGGATCTCCTGGAGATTATGTGGCTTTAGACCAGTTCGGTTCCTATACCTTAATTACTCCCGCAGAGTACAAGAGTATCTTCCCAACCCCAAACCTAAATCCTCCCGAGATCCTGAATAATTCAAACCAGATTAAAGATCCAAAATTTTTAACGAATATACTTAAAGGATCTGGATCACCCGCCTCTAATAGTAAGACAAGTAAACCTACACCCCCAAATACTGGGTACTAATATGAATGAATTAATTAAAACTCTCGATGATTTCACCTGGGAGAACTACAAAGACATTAGCGATGCCTTGGTCACATTTAATGATCATGAGGTAGAGAACGAGATGTTCCGACAAGCATCAATTTACTCCTACTACTATGGTCTAATGTGTGTGGCTAAAAAGACGGTTAACCAAAGAAGCCTTCAGCTTACTCATTATACAGCACAGCTTAGGAAGACAGCAAAGCTTCAATCATCTACCAAGCTTACAGCAAAAGATCTCGATGATTTGGTCCTCTCTGAAGACCAATACATCTCAAGGCAGACACTCCTAGACGAGGCTGTTTTTAAATACGAAATGCTCAAGGGGTTGGTCCGTTCCCTTGAACAGAAAAAAGATATGTTGCAGCAAGTTTCTGCAAATCAACGAGAAGAGACCAAACTTTACAAGTGATACTACTATCATACAATACTAACTAAGGAGAAACTAACTATGGCTATTGATCTTAATGCGCTTCGTATGAAGCACGAACAACTTAACAACCCCCAATCGGGTAACAACACAGACTTCCTCAAGAAGTTCTACCAAATTCCTGAAGGCACTAATGCCGTTCGGATTCTTCCCTGGAAGGATGACGAGAAGGAGTTCTATGCGGAGACTAAAATCCACAGGGTTACTGGCCCTGATGGTAATGTAAAGAACCACCATTGTCGTAAGATTCACGGGGAAAGTTGCCCCATGTGTGATCTTTACTACGCCCTGTGGAAGACGGGTCGTAAGGAGGACGAGGATCTTGCTCGCCAGATCAAGCCCCGTGCCCGTTACTACATGAACATTCTTGATCGTGAGAGTGGTGAGGTTAAGATTCTTTCCATCGGTGTGATTCTTTTCAAGAAGATTATCGGTGCAATGCTTGATGAGGACTTCGGTGACATTACTGACATCGAAGCTGGTCACGATTTTAAGATCGTGAAAGAGATGGATGGACAATGGCCCAAGTATGACCAGTCTGCCCCTCGTCCCAAGTCTTCCCCTCTCGGAAGTAAGTCCGAGATTGCAACGAGTATGGATACGCTTCATAACATCCATGAGCTTGTTAAGCTTGAAGATTATGAAGATGTTAAAAATGCTGCGGCTCTACTAACTAGTACTGCGGTACAAGGTACTGTTCAAGGTACTTCACAAAACGAGGCAGTAAATGTCCCCGACAATGATTACCTCAATAAACTGCAAAGTTAATTAACTATGAAAAATATTATTCTAACCCTTTTACTTACTACAGCACTTGGCATGGGCTTGGGTTCCTGCGCCGCTCTTGAAGGATTCTTCGGAGAAGGTACTGTATTTACGACAACGGATCAACTTGTGGAAGGCGAAATGGGAGCTATCATCCCCCTCGATCAACTTCCTGATTCGATCAAAGAAAAGTTCCCTGAAGGAACTACTCTTGTCCTGGCAAATAAGGAGCAACTTAAAGTTGATGCTGCCTTTGTCCCTGCTGGGGGTGAGATTGATGGAAACGCCTTGGGCGGTATCATTGACGCTGGTTTCGGGATCGCTACTGCTTTCCTCCCTGGTCTAGCTGCATGGGAGGGTATTGTTACTCTCTTTAGCTCACGCAAGCGTAAGCACTATGGTAAGGCTATTAAAGCCATCGTGCCTATGGATAAGAATGTGGACTTTGGTGGGGCTGTTGGCAGCATCGCTTCAGCACTTGGGATGTCACACTCGTCTGCTACTTCGGAAGCAGCGTTTGTTGAAGAGGAAGAGTGGGAAGAAGAAGAAGAAAATGTGATCTGATTGTAAACAAAAAAAACAATACATTACTATAATAGGAAGGCATCTGTCTTAGGTGCCTTCCTATTTTTATACCATGAGTAACAAACTAAAAATACTTTGTGTCCCTGCTAACGAGGGTGGCTGTGCATACTATAGAATCATTTCCCCGATGAAGAAGCTTGAGGAGCTTTACGGGGACAGAGTTGAGATCAGGTGGAACAAGAACCCACTTGGCATTGACGAGAAGAACGGTAAGTGGAAACAGGATTGGGACTTCGCTGATATGAAGTGGGCTGACATCGTGTTCACCCAGAACCTATCCAACTTCGGTGGAAACTATACGGCAAGAATTGTTGGGAAGGCTAAAGAATTCGGCAAGTTCGTTCACTATGATACGGATGATCTGCTGACCAATATTTACGAGGGGCATAGGCTTTACAATGTGTACAAAGAGAAGGGGTTGGAGGAGATCACTAAGTTCATCTACTCTCACTCTGACCTCGTTACAGTAACACAGAGGAAGTTTGCTGAGAGAGTTAAACCTTTTATGGGCCAAGGTAATACGCTTGCTATTGTAAAAAATAGCATTGATTACAATTTACCTTGTTGGAATATGCCTAAGATGGCTCCTCCCAAGAAGAAGTACACTCGCTTCGGTTGGGTAGGAGGTATTCACCATGAGCAGGACTTGAGGTATTTCTCTGGTGTTCCTCACATGGTTAATGGTAGGGCTGGTAGAGAGAATATCTGCTGGGACTTCTTTGGGCACCCACCTCCCAACACTCCCAAAGGAGACTGGCAGTATGATGTCTGGAAAAAGTACAGAGAGATTATCCTTAGAGGATTCAAGGGAGGTAAGAACTGGAATATTCACTATGCCCAGCAACCTGACCGTTATGGACAAATGTTCACAATTATGGATGTTGCCCTTGCTCCTCTAGAGATGAATGCTTTCAATGATTCTAAATCAGAGATTAAGGTAGCAGAGTGTGGAAGGTACAAAATCCCC